ATCCTCTGCCGCCTTGTCGCCGCTGGCACGGGCCTCGACGATGGCCGACTCGGTCTCGTCGATCTGGCGAGTGATAGCCAGCAGCTTTTCGGAGGCTGTCACACCTTCCTGCCCAATACCCTGCGACTGCATAAACGCATCTGCCAGCTTGCGGTCGGCCTCAACGGCCGCGGCAGTAGCTCGCTCGGCCGCTGCGATCTTCTCGTCGGCGGCCTTCTGTGCAGCCTCGGCAGAACGGGCTTGGGCTTCTGCCTCTTTGTCTAGCGTTTTGATCTTTGCGTCGAACGCAGCCTTCTCCTGCTCGGCCATCTTCTTGGCCTCGTCGGCCGTGAGCGTGCCGTCGGCCTGGAGCTGTGCGATCTGCTCGAGCGAGTTCTGGTAGGCAAGTGCGGCGTCAAAGCCTGCGGCACCGAACTCTGCCGCAGCGGTGGCGGCGTTGCCGATTTCCTTGGCGAACTGTGCCGCAGCAAGGACAGGCTGCGACAAATCAAGTTCTGCGAACGCTTCCCGAGACGCATCGCCGACAGCACCGAAAGACTGCACAAGTTTTGCAATAGGAGTGGCAAGAGACCCGATGATCCTTCCAATGCCACCAACCACAGTACCGAAAGCCTCAATCGCCACGCCAAGGCCAGAGAGTGCTGGCTCCAGAACGTCGCCAATCGGACCCACGATGGCATTGATACCGCCGAGGAACTCGGCGGCACCTCGGGCAATGCCTTCGCCCAGGCCGGCAAACGGCAGAAGCAGCAGCTCCCCTAGCCTCGAGCTCGCAACGCCGAGAGCGTCGATGCCTGCACCAAAGTCGTCGATACGGCCGCGGTCAATGGCAGTGAGTGCTCCGCCCAGCCGTTCAATGTCATCGGCCGCCGGGCCAAGGTTGCGAAAGAACGGCAACAGGTCGGCGCCTGCTTTTCCGAACAATGCAGTAGCGGTCGCCGTACGCCTTGCCGGGTCTTCAATCTCCGCAAGCCGCTCGCCAATCAGCTTGTACTGCTCCTCTGGCTTGAGCGTGTCAAGCACAGTCGCCTCAACGCCAAGCGCGGCCAAGGCCTTCTGTGCTGCTTTGCTTTCATCGTCAATGCCAAGCACTGACTTCTGCAGCCTGCCGAACGCAGCACTGACTGCGTCGATGCTTGTGCCGCTGCGGTTGGCCGACTCCTCGAGCACCTGGATGAACTCAAACGACACGCCAAGCTTGTCGGCAATGTTGCCGAGGTTCTCAACGCGGCCCTCAAGGTCCAGCAGTCCGCGAGCCACGGCGGTCGCACCAGCACCAAGCGCAGCCACCGCAGCCAGCCCGACCGTGAACGGATTCACGAGTCCTGCTACCGAAGCCCCGATATTGGCCAGCCCGCCAGAAAGCCCCGAGCCGCCGCCAAATACCTTGCTGAGCCCCTCGCCGGCTGAAGCCAGACCGGACAGCCGGCCAGCCACATTGCCGATCGGGCCGGGCAGTGCAGCCAGCACGCCCGTCAACTCATTGAACTTCATGGTGCCGCCGTCGCCAGCACCATCGACAGACGTGCCGAACTTGTCGGCCGCCATCGTGGCCTTTGCCCACTCTGTCGCGGCCTTGTTTAACGCGGAGTTGTATGTCTCCTGCGTGATGCGACCGGCCGCCAGGTGTTCGCCAAGCTCCTGCACCTGGGCGTCGTACTTCTGCCCTGGCGACAGATTGGCCTGCGTGATTTGTGCCGCCCTGGCGAGGGCCTTGGCCCGGTCTGTCTCAGCTACGGCCGCCTCTTGGTTTGCACCGCTGGCCACGGCAGCAGCACGGGCGTATGTCTCCTCGCTGATCGCTCCGGCCGCGAGCAGCTGCCCGAGCCGCTCAAGCTCGCCAGTGCGTCGCTCCTCAGCCGTAGCCACCTGCTCCGTGATCCGTGCCCCCTCGGCAAACGCAGCCGCGGCAGTCTGGGCACTTCCGACGACTGCCTGCAATTCAGTGGCATACTCTTGCGCTGAGATCTGCCCCGTCTTCAGGGCACTGCCGAGGAATGCGATGTCGGTGGCGACCTGCTTCTGGGCCTCGCCTGCCGCAGCAGTTGAACCCTTGAAAGAGTCAAAGAGAGATGCGGCAGCCGCGGCCTGCTTGCCCAGGTTCTGCATCTGGCGATCGACCTGCGACAGTCCCTTGGTCATGCCGTTGGCATTGGCCGAGAACTGCACGCCAAGTCCGATCACCGTTGCCATTAGTCACCCGCCAAGTCTCGTGCCAACTTCTCAAACGCTTCCTGTATCTGCAGCTCGTGCTGCGGTGCTTTCACCACCGGCACAAAGTCTTCCGCCTTCGGCGTTCTGCCTCGCGGGCAGTACGGCGCGAGTGCCGCACTGGCCATGAGGCCCGTCTGCCGCCACGTGTCAGGAAGCGGGTGGAAGTGCCGGTGGATCGCAATCCACTCGGCAAACTCCCGGCTGTCCATTTCCTGACACAACCGCCGAACCGTCATTCCAAGATGCGCCGCCAAACGAAACAGGAAAACTCTCGTTGGGCGGAGTGCTAGTTTTTTGCGAGTTCCTCTACGTCCTTGTCCGTAAGGGCGTTGTGCTCCATAGCCTTGGCCCACACCCGACTCATCACCTTGGCCGACTTCTTCGCCAGCTGCTCCACTTCCGCGTCGGTGAACAACCGCTGGCCCTTGTCGTCACACAGGCAGCGTGCCAGGAACTTCGTGCGGAAGTTCTCTACGCCCTTGCCCTTGTTGGCCACCCAATCGTTCTCGTAGCTGTCACGCTCGCCGCAGGTCATCACGCGAATGAAGACGCTGCCGCCCCACTCCTTAACCTTGACCTCGAGGAGGCCCAGGTCGTCCGCTGCCAGAATCTGTTCTTTCGTCAGTGCCAAGGTGTCACCCGATGAGGTCGAACGTGAACGTGTAACGCGTCACATCGTTGGCAGCCGCTGTGGCTCCCTTGCCTGTACATACTGCGTTGTATGTCAAGCTGATGCCGCCGCCACTGATGCTGAGCGAACCGTATTCGCCCCAGTTAAAAGACCCCGGCGCGAGGGCCTCGGCAGTCACACTGCCGCCGCTGGGCGCATAGTGGGTGCTGCTGCGACCAATAGGCAGCCCGCCGCCAAGCTCGAGCTGCACGCTTGTGAGCTCTGTCAGCGAGGAGCCTGCGAACGACACCGAACAGCCTTGCGAGTACGTCGCCACGGAAGCCTCCGTAGCGGACTAGACCCGCGCGACTCGGAAGGTGGCTTGGCCCCGGATAGTGTCATTCACGGCGAGCGTGACGCTCGACGAGCTGACGGTTGCCGCAGCGCTGAGCGCGAGCGGGCCTCCTGCGATCACGAGAGTGCCGCTGCTGCCGTCTGTGATAGGTGCGGTGCCGAGATACTCGATGCTGACCTCGCGGCCCGTGTCGGTGGCAGAACCCTTGAGCGGGCGGTCCATCGTTCTCACGCTGTTTCCGGCAGTCTGGCCGAGGTGCGAAATATCAATCGTGTCGCCGGCAGCCACGTCCGTCATCGTGTAGGTGATGTTCGTGACGGTGTAACCCGTGCCGCCGAAAGTGAACGTCGTACCTTGAGCGTGCTGCGACATGTATTAATTCTCCCGCCAAAAAAGGTCGTATGTTTGCCGGACCAGATAGAGCGAGTTTTCCGCTCCGTCGATCTCCACCAGGTCGTCGGCTTCGTCCATCAGGGACGCCTGCCGCACCTCCGTATTGTCAAGAACGCCAGCGAACCCATCCAGAACGCGGCGGCACTTATCTGCCAAGTCTCGCGCCGTCTCATAGGTCGTGCCGTAGACGTAGAGCTCCACCGTGACGCGGGGCAGGCCCACCGGGCCACCCATTGCCATCTCACGCAGGACGCGGGCACGCCGCCAGATGATCAGCGGAAACTGGATCGGAGACGGCCCGACGTACCGCAGCGGGTAGATGCGTCCGCTGATCAACGCCTGCACGTCGGCATTGGCCACCAGGGCGTTTCGCAAAATCGCTTCCGGGGATTTGAGCGCCATCAGAACGGCCCCTGGAGTGATTTGATTTTGTCGGCGAGCTCGCGGGCAGCTGCGTTAAATGCGGCCGTCATTTCCTGAACCATTAACGACTCGACCTTCTCACGCGTCTGCTCCCATGCCGACCGTATCGGCGGCTTCCCGTACGAGCCGCCGACTGGCATCTTCCCTGTAGACACCCGGCGGCCGTCCTTCGTCGTGCGGGTACGCTCCTTGGTGCCGAACTCGACGAGGCCCTGGTGGTAGCCGAGTTTCTTGTTGTCGTAGGGCTCGTTCATTCGGCGGCCGGAACGGAACCCGAGCACGACCAGGCCGACGCCGGTGCGTGGGTAGCGTTTGCTCTTGATTGCAATCGACCGACGCAGGTTGCCTGTCGGCCCGCGTGGCGTTGAGGACTTGAGGGCCTGCAGTGTGCCGCCCTTCTCGGCAGCACGCCGCAGCCCTGCGGCCATGTGTTTGGCGGCCAGATTCTTAGGCAGGGCCATGAACGCATTGCGGATGCTTTCAAGCCCCGGAATGCCCGTCGTGATGCTGATACCGACCTGCTCAGCCATTGCGACGCTCCATGCAAATGGCCTCGTGCTCGGTGCGGTTGCCGTGCTCGAGCAGGCTTGAGATTTCAAGCGTGCGGCCACGCCACGCGAAACGCATCTGGCTCGTCAGTCCGGGCAGATGCCGCAGCCGCAGCCTGTGCGTCACGGTCGTTTCCTGCTGGCCGGCTGTCAGGGCCTCGCGGGCGGATACGCCCTCAACGCTAGCCCACACGGCCGATGAGTCGGACCACGCC